TCAATACCCTTGTAAGGGTTATTCCTAGGTCTTATGAATCAACAACTTACGATGCTTGGCACGAATCTTTCCTGTTATATATATGAGTAGTACGAATTTTTGTGCTTCTCATTGTTCAACTTCATAGGTGTCAACATGAACGACTTATCTTTAAAGATCACACTAAAGAGCGGCGAGACGAGAATTTTCCCTTTGCGCCCACTAGCATCGGAATACTTCCAAGGAAGCTCTTGGCACGAGTTCCTGATGCCTTCAATCAGCACTCTAAACAACATTCACCTTGAGCAATTCACCAAGACAGAATATGGAAATGCTTGGGAGTTTGTTCAATGTGCTTATGTTGAAGGTAAGGAAACATCGGGCGAGTTAGATTTGGACGAAGATGAGCAACTTGATCGAGTTCACTACTCTTGGGAAATCCTGCTAGACGGCAAACCTGCTTCCTATGCAGAAGTTGATCAATCCCTGAACTGCGATTATTGGTTGCACATCGAGTCTTCTCGTCAAACTGAGATCAACAGCATTCCACTTGATAAAGGACAGTGGGCTATTGATTCAGAGGGCAAGTATTATTTGGACGAGACGGTGAATGTGCTTTCTCTTGCTGACGGCATTTATGAGGCGGCTGATGTTGATGTGGAAAACGGCACAGAGGAAAACGGCACACACTACGGAAAAGTCTTGGAGGCAATCAAGCCAATTCTTGAACGGAAGACTGAGTTTTTCAAAACCACGATTGACGGCATCAAGTACACCTTCACCTTGAGCCGAACAAAAGAGGCTTGATTTTTCCCCGACCAACAACTTTTCTGGTCGGCTCTTGATTGCCATCCCTCAAACATTTAAAAGGCGTAAACATGAAAACCTACCTAATCCCCGTCCTTCAAACAATCCTCTGTCTTGCGATTTGGGGGGCAATCGGCGCCCTCTTAGCAATCGGCTTTTAACTTCAACTCGACTTAATAGGTGTAAACATGAATGATAAAACTTACAACGGCTGGTCAAACTATGCTACTTGGCGCATCAACCTTGAAATCTTCGATAGTCTTGATTTATCAGAATTCGAGGACATAAATGACAAACTTGATCCTGAGTTAGTCTGCCTCCACACGTTAGGCGAAGCCCTGAAAGAACGCGCCGAATACTATGTTTTTGAATGTAACGGCCACAGATACGATGAACGTGCGCCCTCCAGCCTAATGGAAGATTACGCTCGCGCTTTTTTGTCCGATGTGAATTGGCACGAAATCGCCAAGCACTTGGTGGACGATTACATCAAGGAGCAAGCATGAATGAAGAAGTCCTGCAAGAACTAATTGAATTGCGCTCCCTTGGAGTTGCATCACTTGATGCGGTTGAAGCCGCCAAAGGCGATCTAAGTCAATACAACAGCATGAAAGCAAGCGAAATAGCCTCGCTTTTAATGGAGTTGCATCCATGATCTACGCAACCCTTGCTCTAATCCTTCAGATCATCTTAAAACGTAAATAACCCACCTTCTAAGCCGCCTACGGGCGGTTTTTCTTTGCCTAGTCTTCAGGGTATTGATCGGTTGGACTAACGCTTCTGAGGCCGATACAGTCCAAATCAAGTTCGGTAGTCAAGCCGCAATTGTGGAAGTGGGCCGCCCACATGATAGAGATTCTCACGCCCTCGCTTGCGTTTCCATTGCCGATTGTTTTTAAGATGAACACCTCATCCTCAGTCAAATAGAAGATTCTTTGTTTAGTTGTTGACAATTCGTTTACCCTTTATCTGGCTTCTCCAGTATTCGGCTATGAGTAACGCTTCTGCCAAGTTTCCGTCCTTCTTTCGCTTTAGTGGCGCTTCGGGCCAAAACATCCTCGCCATATCTAACGATTCGTTTTTGTCAGATGTCAGACTGAAATACTTTTTCCACTTTTGAGGTGTCACCATGTGAACAGGGTAATTTGTCAACTCACATATTGCAGAGATTACGCCAACAGCCCTGCCAAACTGAAAAGTTGATGCCACACCCTGCCCAGGCATCGAATGGACTTGTTCTATGCAGATTTCAGCGCCATCTCTAGGGTCGATTGCCTTTAGAAGCATGTTCTTAAACACCATTGCTCTGATGTGCTTATCTTCATGAGGAATCATAAAAGATTCCACATAATCACCCATTGAATCAAGAACACCTATTGCACCAGACACGGAACCAGGGTCGCAACCCACGAATAATGTCATGCTGCTTTCCTTAATTCACGTATTGCATCACGAGTTATACCTAAATTAAACACATTATTGAATTTAAATTTAGCATTTAGTTTATTTAAATACCTTTTTTTGGTTAAATTATCATTCCTTACTGGCTTTTTAGCATCTGGTTTATCTCCTAAATCATAAACTGGTCTGGGGTAATATCTTAATTTTGCATCATCATAAACATAATTTGAAATATAAATACGTTTACTGATTCTTGGATGACTACGCATCAATCTTGTTATTGTTGCTGCCAATAATCTTTTCTCAATATTTAAATAATCCTCCATCTCTGAGCGAGTTATTGGCCCGTTTTCTTTGATGGCATTGATAATTGAGTCAATGTGGCTAGTCATACAGTCTCCAATGCTTTGATCTTCTTTGCTTTTCCCAAACGGATAAAGTCCTCAACAATATTCAATGCCTTCTCCAGTTCCTTGACTGTGCAGACCTTCAATTGTTCATCATGTACTGCCAATGCAACCTTGACTAACTGCATCTCAGGGCCAGTAAACAGAAAAGACTTGCCAGACACGCCACGAGTCGCCATTGAATTTAAGGCGTTTTGAGCGTCTAAAAGCTCATCAAGCCAGTCTACCCCTATTCCCATAAAACAAAGCGTCTCAGCTATGTTTAAAGCCGAAATAAGCACATCCACATGGTCTTTATCTCCCCTGCCATGAAGAATCTCATCTAAGGCAGCATGATTTCGGGCTAAAAGCCTTGTTCCGGCAACTGGCAGGTTTGCAATCGTTCTCATGCCTGACAGCACCCAGGTTAAGTTATCGCAGTTGACTGGTTTTGGTTTGTACTTTGATTTTTTACGCATTTCAGTCTCCACAAAAGCAAGCAATGGCTTCTTCGTTTGGGTCAATATTGCCAAACATATCGGTTTGTTTTGTTGCAAAAAGATACATTTCTTTGTAACTTGGCCTGTCTTTTCTAAATTTCGCACCATCACCATAGGTTTTATTGCTGGACTGAGCATGAGCTTCCATATTCATCCACCAAATAGCACGTTCTGGCTTTTCGGCAATCAATGACATTACTTGGTGAACTGGTTTTAGAAAACATAAATCACAGTTTCCATGCATCGTTACACCGTTCATATTTGGCAATCCAAGATCAAAAGATTGTTCTCTCCAGAATTTCCCAACTGTTTCTTTTGTAACTCCTGCCGTAACCAATGGAGTCCTGCTTCTTTCCATCTTGGCGGCTCTACGCATTTCGTCTGCCCTAATTCCAACCCAATCTGAGTTCTCATCGTGATCACGACCAAGGGACTTCAAATAATGATTTATTGGCCTGATCTTTAGTTTTGCAGTACAAATCCTTGCTACTGGGTTTGGCAGGTATGGCGATCCGTTCTGGTCAATCAACTCCGCAAACGGCTCACCACCTCTTGATGCCGTTTCGTAAGTTACTCGCTTAAAGCGTTTTGCAGGTATTTCATCGTATTTGTACTCAATCCAATGAATCTCAACACCCCAATTTGTTTCGCAATCGTGGACGAACTTCAAGGTTGCTTCTTCTTCCTTGCCTGTGTTGGCAAAGCAAACAATCGCATCCTCTGGCAACTTCATTTGATTGGCCTCAAGGATTCTCCAAAGCATGTAAGCGGATGTCCTGCCTCCAGAAAAGCTAATGCAGGTAGGCTCAGTTATCAGAAACGGGTTCATTTTTTACGCCTTTCAATTCTTCAATTCGTTGCTTGACCAAGATACCTAGACCATCCCATATGCCGGATTGATCCTGCTGCATCTCTAAAACTCTCCACCTTGCATGCTCCAAAGTCGCTGGATTCAGTGCCATCTGTGCATAGTGGCTCACCAGACGATCCCGAAAGTCTTGAAAATCCAAGGTCTCCAGTGGTTGTGAGTGCGTCATTGATTAACTGTTGCGAAACTGCAACACCTTGTTTGGCAGAGTTAAGAATTCGATTGGCTTGATTCTTGGTCATGTCAATCTCCCATCTTCATTTTTTTTGCCAATTCACGAATACTGTCTGGCACAGGAACTGCCTTTTTGTAGTCTTGTTCAATTTTTCGCAGGGCAGCATCTTGGTTTGGAGGTGCTGGAACCGTTACATGAATAACGTCTTGCTTGGAAAATGGATTCTGTTTTTCAGTAATCTCAAAAACATCCTGCCAACTGCTTGTAATTGACTTTTCAAGAACCGCCTGAATGTTTTGACCGCTTTCTTTAAACTTGAGTAACTTGTCGATCAAAAGCTGAACGGCATACTCAGTCGGTGGCTTTTTGATTCGCCTCCTCATTTCCAAAAACTGATTCCATGTTTCCAAAGGAATCCAATCTGGAACAACAACAGCGGCAGCGTTCTTTGTCTCTTTCTCTTTCTCTAATTCTTTCTCTATCTCTGTCTCTGTCTCTGTCTCTAGAGGATCACATTGATATCCTTCTGATATCGCATTGATATCATCTTGTCCCAACCAATGTGATAGCTTTGATATTGAATCTTTAGTATCTTTTTCAGAGATTCTTAAGCGAAATGCAAGACTTTTTATGTCAGGTATATTCCCTTCATCTTCGCTTGCAATTAACCATAGCATGACCAAAACTTTTGCCGCTTTAGCGTCAAGTTCATGCCATTTGATGTCATCCAAAATGTCTCTGTACAACTTAATCCAAGGCGGTTTTCTGTTCTTAAAATGTTGAAATTTTTTCCAGTTTTTAATCCTCATGCTAGACCCAATAAAAAAAGGGCTACAACTGCTGTCTCACCTATCGGTGTTGGCGGACTGGCGTAGTACCAGCAGACAGCATGTGTAACCCCACTACGAAACGCCGCCAAGCGTCTTGTAAAAATCATATCACATCTTTGTAAAAAATACCATCTTCACCCATGTGACCAGTCCGATCCTTGATCTCCTGATACGCACCTTCAAGACACTTAACTAAGTCAATGTCTGCCAGCGCACACAAGTTGATCAAGCAAACCATTACGTCACCCACACCATCTTTGATCTCGGCATCATCCCTGTTTACCAGACCTAACCTGAGTTCTTCCATCTCCTGACAGGCTTTAATCCACTGTGCCATTGGAGTGCTATTGGGAATGATCTTTCGAACTTCTGACCACTGGATCACTTTCATCTCTACTTCTGCGTAACTCATGCTGCCACTCCTTTTGGGTAAACCAAGCGTTGATCAAACTTTGATGGATGTTTCAGGAAGTCGTAAGCACCAGGTCGCATGCAAGTGTTCAGCAACTCCTTGCCGTCATAGATGCCTTCAGCAGTGCCAGCCACAATCTTACGAACAGGAGTCAGTACAGGCTTGTTTGCCAGTGCTTTGCGTCCATGTTCACTGATGTGCCAATGAATGTCGTTGCTTTGCTCAATAGCCACCACAAGGCCAATGCGTTCCATCTCAAACAAGTAGCGTTCAAAATGGACAGCCATGTGACTGTGATCTGTTGAGTTATGAGTGAAGTGCTTGGTGGTCTTAGGCCCGTTCTCCAGGCGTTTGAGCAAGTCACGATGTGCGTTTCTTAATGTCATTGTCAGTCCTTTGTTGATTGTTGACCAGTCAATCCTAGTCTAAAAAAAAGATGAGTCTATTAGGGTTTTACCTAGTTCACAGCAGTTGACAAACGAATCACAATCATCTCGTCATCAATCAACAGGAGTAACTAATGACAAGCAAAATGACTGACTACGAACACAGCTTTGCGACCTATCTGGACGATATTGGCGATGTGACTGTCGCTTACGACTACATCGAGCCAGAACCAGAATACTACGAAAAAGAAGATTGGGATTTTGCCGTATTCGATGAACACAACAATGTGATCACTTACGACATTCCTCGCAAACAATGGCTTCAAATCTACAAAGAAGTCCAAGAGAAATTTAAAGAATCTGTAACCCACTGGAACGAGTACACATGACTATTGAACAAATGAACGAATACCTGCGCATGGCAGGTGTTGACGAAAACACCATTGTTGCAATGAACAATGCTTACAAACTAGGCGCAGAGTGGGAGCGTGATGTTTCTTGCTCTATTGTGTTTGACCAGGTGCAAGATCATCGAACAGCGCAACGTATTGTTGACATGATAAGGATCAGAGAATGACTTGGCCTTTCCCACCCTATCCAAATCCGCTAGACAAAGGCGGCAGTGTGCCCAAGTTCAACCCAAATAATGAGGATGATGCACCTTATGTCTATTGAAGCAATGAAGTTGGCGTTTAGGGCGTTAGAGCGAGTAAGTACCGTGGATGATGACCACGACATTCTTCCGCCATCACTTACTGATGCTGTTGAAGAAGCTATTGATGTTCTAAAAGAAGCACTAGCCAAGCAAGAGCAATGCAAATACCCGAATTGCGATTACCCTTGCATGAACTTGCCAGATTGTCGGGAACAGGGTGAGCCTGTGGCGTGGATGGTTTGGGGCGATAAAAATGTTCCAGTTTTAACATTTACAAAGCCAGCAGATAAATATGTATTTGATGCTCTTTACACCACACCACCGCAACGCACATGGGTAGGGCTGACGGATGATGAATGTCGATTGACATACACATCTGCGATGGAGGCGCCTGTGCGCGATCAAGTGACTGTATGCCGAGCCATTGAGGCCAAACTAAGGAGCAAAAATGAAAGACTATGAAGACGAAGCATTTGACGAGTTGGAAAAGAGTCTGCAACGCAAGGTAGCAACTGGCGTGACAGATGGCAGCAAGAAAGATGCTGCGTTAAGGCTGGCGCGTGAAGCGTTGCAAACTTCTTGGAACGAGCCGTATGTAGACGGTTGTGATATTGCGTTGGGAAAGCGTGTAAAAGCCCTTGCAGCAATAGATGAAGCATTGGAGGATGTATGAAGTACCGCAAGAAGCCTGTGGTCATTGAGGCCACCCAATGGTTCAAGATGGGTGATCACGCTGCCGTGGTTTATAACCACAACTCAGTTCCAACCATTAGAACACTTGAGGGCGAAATGTTTGTCCGTTCCGGCGACTGGATCATCACAGGCGTGAAGGGTGAGCATTATGCATGCCAGCCAGAAATTTTTGAAATGACCTACGAACCAGCGGAGGATATATGAAAGACTCACTATGGCGTAAACGCCGGAGGAACTCAGGGAAAACACCTATTCCAAACAAGTAAAAATGTGGGAAGATTCAGTTGTCAATATTTTTTAACAGGAATAAACAGTGAAACACATTCTTCAACAGTTCATCGAGGACGAGGCAAGCACAGAGTTTTGTTGCTATTGCCTCGAACCAAAAGGTGACAAGCTCACCTGCTGCCAGGAAAACCACTTCATTCCATTGTCTGACTTTGATCAGGCAACACAGATGGAGATTGCAAAGGACATTCTTGATGTTGAATGACTGCAACCCAACTACCAGGATGTATCCACGCACTCTCAACGAGGCGTTTCCTAAACACTGCGATTATGCAAATGCTATCGAGTGTCCACCAGAAACCATTTCATTGCACGACATCGTTGTTTCAACTTTGGGTGTGTGCATGTGGATTGGTCTGATCTATTTCTTTGTCAAATACTAAAGGTGTTAAAAATGAACGTATATCAAAAACTCAACGTGGCTCGTGATGAATTCCATCAAATTGAACTCAAAAAGTCAGGTCACAACAAGTTTGCCAACTACTACTATTTTGAACTTGGCGACTTCATCATTCCAGCATTAGAGATTTTTAGTGGTCATGGTCTTACATCGGTGATCAGCTTTGGCAAAGAAGAAGCCAAGATGACCATCATCAACAATGACAATCCAGAAGAACAAATCGTCATCACATCACCCATGTCTACGGCAGCTTTAAAGGGCTGTCACGAGGTGCAAAACCTTGGGGCGGTACAAACATACCTGCGCCGATATTTGTGGGTTGCTGCGCTTGAGATTGTTGAACACGATGCACTTGATTCTTCACCAGGCAAGTCCACAAGCATGGACGCTGGAACACTGGCAGACTGCTTGGCAGCGATTGACGCATCCAGCTCACTGCCTGAACTGCAAAAGTCATTTACAGAAGCTATCAAGGCTTCTAAGGATGACCAGGCAGCACAAGCAAAGATCATTGCGGCTAAAGATGCAAAGAAAGCGAGTCTCAAATGACTAAAGAAACAGGTGGGCCAGCGTTTCCTGTATCAATAGACATGGGGTTGGAAGTTCATTGGTCAAAAGGCATGACACTGCGTGATTACTTTGCTGCTAAGGCAATGCAGGCGACCATCAATGCTTGGATTAAAAACAACATTTATCCATCAACCGATATAGAAGTTGCCGAAAACGCTTATGCAGTAGCAGACGCAATGCTGAAAGCGAGGGAAGTATGAAGATGCCACTTAACGTCATCATTGAAGTGCGTGATTCTTTGAGAGAACTTAGGAATCTTGCTTCAAGAGAAGGAATCAACAGCATTGGCAGTAAGAATGACTTTTCAACAGAAGCATTTGCCGCCACAGACAAGTCTCTTGTGCCCTTGTCCATGCTGAATATGTACATTGATCGCATCCTTGCAGAAATGAAAGTTGAGGTAGAGCATGAGTGATATTGAACAAAATTCACCAGAATGGTTTGCTCAACGATGTGGCAAGGCAACTGCATCACGCATTGCAGACATCATTGCCAAGACCAAGAGTGGTTACTCAACCTCTCGTGCTAATTACATGGCTCAATTGGTTGTGGAACGCATGACCAACCAGGTTGCAGAATCGTTCACCAATGCGGCAATGGAATGGGGTACAGCAACAGAGCCATTTGCACGAGCAGCATACGAAGCTAAATCAGATGTTTTGGTTGACCAGGTAGGTGCTATTGATCATCCACGAATTGAGCGTTCTGCTGCCTCTCCTGATGGCTTGATTGGTGACGATGGATGCTTGGAGATCAAGTGTCCAAACACGGCAACTCACATTGATACGATGTTGGGCGAGAACATTGCTGGAAAATACTACACTCAGATGCAGTGGCAGATGGCTTGCACCGAGCGTAGTTGGTGCGACTTCGTGAGTTTTGACCCACGGATGCCAGAAGGACTCCAACTGTTTGTCAAGCGTGTGGATCGTGATGATTCTTACATTGGCGAACTGGAGAAAGAGGTTGTTCAGTTCCTCAGGGAAGTGGACGACAAAGTAAACAAACTAAATGAACTCAAAGGTTAATATGGAAAAATTTGATAACAGCGGCGTACTTTTCAAAGCTAAGGAAATGAAGAATGACCGCAGCCCACAGTACACAGGAAACATCATGGTCAATGGTGTCGAATACTGGCTCTCAGGGTGGGTGAAAGAGTCAAAGAATGGTCAAAAGTTCTTTGGTTTGGCAGTGAGTCCAAAGGATGCACAGCAAGCGCCTAAAAAGGCAGCACCCAAAGGCGTAGAGATCGAAGACCAAGAAATTCCCTTCTGATGTGATTTAAGAGGGAAAGCGGATGTTGTTGGCGTGCCTACGGGAAGCGACCTATAAACGCAGCGAGTACCTCACCAATTTAATAGGAATTAACATGATTTTCAAAGACATTTTCGGATCAACACCACTGTTCAAACTGTTTCGTAAAAACGATCCACAGACATCGTTTCTTGCGGCAGAGAAGGTTGATACCAGCAAGCTACAACAACTCGTCTATGAGGCTATAAAGTCCCACGGTGAGCATGGCTGCATCTCAGATGAAGTGCTAATGAAGTTTCCTGCACTGCCATACAGTAGCGTAACAGCACGATACAAAGCATTGCTTGACAAAGGACTGATTGAAATTACTGGCAACAGGACAGGTCGATCAGGTCGATTGCAACGAGTTATGAGGGCAGTCAAATGAGAAAGTATCTTGACCTTGTTGGTTATCCAATCATGCTTGGATCAGTCTACGTTTTGCTTGGATTCGTAAATTGGGACAAAGACCCTGCAACCTGGGAAGTCAGCCACAGAACAATCTGGATTGCCTGGGGCTTGGCATGGGGTTGGGCACTCAGTCTACGCATTAAGGAACACTGATGGACAGCCTAACATTGATGTGTATGCTTCTTATTATTGGCACTTTGTTTGGTGCTCTAATCTTCTTGTTTTTCCTATTGTTGATCAGCGCAGACGTATGAATGAAGAAGATAAAAAAGCAAGGAAAGCCTTAGAGGAAATCCTTGCTGGTTCTCAATGTACCTACAAGGAAAGACTGTTCTTTCTTTTGGGGTACGAACGAGGAATGTTAGAGCACAGACAGCGCCTTGGTGGTAGCAGCAATCCTGTCGTTCAAACCGATAGTTCCACCATTGATCTTTTTGGTCAAACCAAGATGGTCTAAGGATTCAGCAGAATTGTTGCAATTATGGGTTTTCCAGAACCATCCAGCAGTCTGTGCAGCATATCTTGGGGTGGCAACCAGGTCAGGTTCCATCACAAAATCAACACCTAATGCTTGTCCAGCATGGAAGTAGTTTGCGTGACCAGTGAGTTGAATACATCCACGACCACGAAAACGATAACCATCACCAGAACTTTCGTCACGATTGCCCATACGTGAGGCGTACACCATGTTGGCAATTTTCTTGGGGTTTTTGGCATATTGGTTGGCAAAATCTAAGTTTGGAAAGCGTTTAGGCCACAATTTCATTAGGGTTTCTGCACGATAATTCAAGTTT